GACCGAACCCCAGAAAGCGGGGATCGCGTCATTCTGTCCGTACAACATTGGTCCCGGTAAGTGTTTCCCGTCGACGTTTTACAGACGAATTAATGCTGGTGATCGCAGGGGAGCATGTGAGGCGATTCGCTGGTGGATTAAGGACGGTGGCAGAGACTGCCGTATTCGTTCAAACAACTGCTACGGTCAGGTATCCCGTCGTGACCAGGAGAGCGCGCTGGCGTGCTGGGGTATCGACAGATAAGCAGAATATTTTGCTGAAAAATAAGGCATGGCCACGCGGGCGGATAACACGAAATCCTGCGAACTGGCGAAACGTAAGTGAATAAAAGTAAAAACCCCGTTTGTTGGCAGCAAGCGGGGTTTTGTTTTTATGGCAGTAAGCTATGGGAGGCTGCCTTGATTGATTTTAGCAAACTGATTAGGGAGTTGCGACTCATGATTAGTCAATTACCAAACTGGAAATTTTTGCTGGTCTGGAGCATCCCTTTTTTATGGGTAGTATCCCAGTTAATTGTGGCAATTAAGGGGTAGCTATGTCAGACAAACTCATAACGCCGGCAAAGGTCCTGTGTGTGATTGTCGGTATTTCATTTTCACTAATGCTGGTTGCTCTTTTTCTGTCCCTCGCCTGGGTGATGTTGTCTTCGTCGGGGCTGCTGGGGTGACAGTGACTGATGACATCAGCAGAGCGCTGGCTTTTGCTATTAAGTGGGTGGCTGTTGGTATTGCTGTGTCTCCGATGCTATATGGGCTGGCAAAACTGGTCATTGCGCTGAAATCGTGAACTTTAAAAAGATGAGTGCTGAACTTATTCGGGCAATGGCATTTGCCATTCGTATTGTGGCCATTGCTGTTCTGGTCTGGGCAATCCGTTGGTGGTGATATGAACCGTGTTCTGTGTGTGGTGATTATTGTCATGCTGGTGGCCTGTGGTGCGCTTAGTCTGGGGCTGAATCATTACCGTGATAACGCCATTACCTACAAAGCCCAGCGCGACAAAAATGTCAGAGAACTGAAGCTGGCGAACGCGGCAATTACTGACATGCAGATGCGTCAGCGTGATGTTGCTGCGCTCGATGCAAAATACTCGAGGGAATTAGCCGATGCGAGAGCTGAAAATGAAACTCTTCGCGCTGACGTTGCCGCTGGTCGTAAGCGCCTGCGTATCAACGCCACCTGTCCAGGTCCCGTGCGTGAAGCCACCGGCACCGCCCGCGTGGATAATGCAACCGGCCCCCGACTGGCAGACACCGCTGAACGGGATTATTTCACCCTCAGAGAGCGGCTGATGACGATGCACAAGCAACTGGAAGGGGCGCAGGAATATATCCGCACTCAGTGCCTGAAATAAGTTTTGCTGATGCGCGGTATTGTCGCCGTATCCCCGCATTAACAGAGACCGCAGCCCGACCGGGAGACTCCTCTGCGCGAGTGTGCGGGGATAATCAAAAACGATACACACCGGGGTTTACCGCGTTAACGGAGCGCGGCGTTGTCCCCTCATAGTCGCCTGTCCGGTGCGATGGTGGAAGAAACCGGACTACATTGAAAATGATAAACATTATCATTTTTGCGGGTCCTTTCCGGCGATCCGGGCCGTTACGGGGCGGCGACCTCGCGGGTTTTCGCTATTTATGAAAATTTTTAGGGAAAAATCAGATCCGTTCTTCTTCTTTTTAACTGATTGATTATCAATAGAATTTTAAAATATAAAAGGATCTGACAAAGGCTGTTTTTGTTAGAAAACGCCATTTTCAGATCCTTTCTGGTTCCCGGGGGAGTGTATGAACGTCAATAAGAAAAAACTGGCCGATATTTTTGGCGTTGATGTCAGGACCATCACCGCCTGGCAGAGTCAGGGGTTACCACTAGTTTCTGGTGGAGGGAAAGGGACTGAATCAGTTTTTGATACAACTGCTGCCATTCAGTGGTATGCGCAGAGGGAAGCTGATATTGAAAACGAAAAACTCCGTAAAGAGATCGAGGATTTGAGGGCTGCCAGCGAATCAGACCTTCAGCCCGGCACCATTGATTACGAACGTTACCGACTGACGAAGGCACAGGCCGATGCACAGGAGCTGAAAAATGCTCGTGAGGAAGGCCTTGTCCTCGAGACGGAGTTATTTACCTACATCTTTCAGCGAGTGGCACAGAATATATCAGGGATCCTTGTCCGTGTCCCTCAGACACTGCAGCGTAAATACCCTGATATATCACCCGTACATCTTGATGCTGTGAAAACTGAAATCGCGAAAGCATCCGATGTGGCTTCTGAAGCCGGTGAGAATGTGCGCAGGTGGATTGATGATTTCAGACGAACTGAGGGCGGCTAATTCTGCAGGAGCGATAGCAACCGGCCTCCTTGCGCTAAAAATTCCTGTCCCTCTGACGACAGTTCAGTGGGCAGATCGACATTATTACCTTCCGAAAGAGTCATCTTACACCCCGGGGCGGTGGGAAACACTGCCGTTTCAGGTTGCCATCATGAACAGCATGGGGAATGACCGGATCCGCACTGTTAATCTGATTAAATCTGCCCGTGTTGGTTATACAAAGATGTTGCTGGGAGTGGAGGCTTATTTTATTGAGCATAAATCACGCAACAGCCTTCTTTTCCAGCCCACGGATTCTGCTGCTGAAGATTTTATGAAATCTCATGTGGAACCCACGATCAGGGATGTGCCGGTTTTACTCGATCTTGCACCGTGGTTTGGGCGTAAACATCGTGATAATACCCTCACGCTGAAACGTTTTTCATCGGGCGTGGGCTTCTGGTGCCTGGGCGGGGCTGCCGCTAAAAACTACCGTGAAAAATCCGTGGACGTGGTCTGCTATGACGAACTTTCCTCGTTCGAACCGGATGTCGAAAAAGAGGGTTCGCCAACTCTGCTTGGGGATAAACGTATTGAGGGCTCTGTATGGCCCAAATCCATTCGCGGCTCGACGCCTAAAATCAAAGGCACCTGCCAGATCGAAAAAGCGGCCAACGAGTCGGCGCATTTCATGCGTTTTTATGTGCCCTGCCCACACTGTGGGGAGGAGCAGTATCTGAAATTTGGCGATGAATCCACGCCTTTTGGCCTTAAATGGGAGAAGGACAGCCCCGAAAGCGTTTTCTACCTCTGTGAACATCATGGCTGCGTGATCCATCAGTCTGAGCTTGACCAGAGCAACGGGCGGTGGATCTGTGAAAACACGGGGATGTGGACCCGTGACGGTCTGACGTTTTTCAGCGCCGCGGATAATGAAATTCCGCCGCCGCGCTCCATCACGTTCCATATCTGGACGGCGTACAGTCCGTTCACCACCTGGGTACAGATAGTCTATGACTGGCTGGATGCACTGAAAGATCCCAACGGCCTGAAAACCTTTGTGAACACCACGCTGGGCGAGACCTGGGAAGAGGCCGTGGGCGAAAAACTCGATCACCAGGTACTGATGGATAAGGTCGTGCATTACACGGCGGCGGTGCCAGCCCGGGTGGTTTATCTGACGGCGGGCATTGACTCGCAGCGAAACCGTTTTGAGATGTATGTCTGGGGATGGGCACCGGGAGAGGAAGCTTTTCTGGTGGATAAAATCATCATTATGGGCCGTCCCGATGAGGAAGAGACGCTGTTACGTGTGGATGCGGCGATCAACAAAAAATACTGCCATGCAGACGGAACCGAAATGACCATTTCCCGTGTCTGCTGGGACACCGGGGGGATCGATGGTGAAATTGTCTATCAGAGGTCAAAAAAACACGGTGTTTTCCGGGTGCTGCCAGTAAAAGGCGCATCTGTCTATGGCAAGCCGGTGATCACCATGCCGAAAACCCGCAATCAGCGGGGCGTGTATCTGTGTGAAGTGGGAACGGACACCGCAAAAGAAATTCTCTATGCCCGTATGAAAGCCGATCCCACTCCTGCGGATGAAGCCACGTCGTATGCCATCCATTTTCCTGATGATCCGGAGATTTTTTCGCAGACAGAGGCGCAGCAACTGGTCGCGGAAGAGCTTGTGGAGAAGTGGGAAAAAGGAAAGATGCGTCTGCTGTGGGATAACAAAAAGCGGCGTAACGAAGCGCTGGACTGCCTGGTGTATGCCTACGCGGCATTACGTGTGTCCGTGCAACGCTGGCAGCTTGATCTGGCTGTACTGGCAAAATCCCGGGAAGAAGAGACGACCCGGCCAACCCTTAAAGAACTGGCAGCGAAGCTGTCCGGAGGAGTGAATGGTTACAGTCGCTGAACTGCAGGCGCTGCGTCAGGCGCGCCTTGATTTATTAACCGGTAAACGGGTGGTGTCTGTCCAGAAAGATGG